GATCACCATCTGGCACTGTAAGAATACCCTCAAGAAGATCAGAATCAATAAGCAGTACGCCTTCAATAAAGCCATTGAACAATGCGAAGATCATATCTGAATCTGGATCTGTCAGCAGTGCATCAACAGGCGGTATTACCAGATCACGTTTGACCAAATCACCACGATATGTGGCAAGACGATCATCATTCTCTGCACGAATAATATCATTGTAGATAATAAACGGCTCGGTTGTAATCGGCAGTGAAGGAATTTCAGTTGGCGCAGATGGATTAAGAGAAACTTTTAGTGTTTCAACTAATCCAGTAGCGACTACTCTAAACTCAACCACCACCGATACATTATTGTAATCTGGTGTTGCTACAACTTTAACATTTAATACTTTAGCCCTAGGCTCGTAACGCTGAATTGCTTTCTTTATTTTGCCGATGATCTCTTCACCGGTGTCTTCATCCATCAACTCAAATAGAAGACCACCAAGATCAGCGCCATAATTTGGACGATACGGCTTTTCGAATCTGTTCGTCATCAACAGATTCTTAACAGCCTGTTTTACAGAAGCCGCATCAGTCTTTTTAAAAACATCTCCGTCAGAAGTTGGCGTTCTGGCATTTAAAGACAAGTCAATATCCGAGTAGTCACGCTCTTTTACAACGCGAATGCTCGTTTCTAGATTGCCGTCTTCTGTAGAGAATTTTTTAGCCATTGTAAACCTAAAAAGCTTTTTCGTTTATTTATATCAATCGTCAGGAAGAATTTCTAGCAGTTCGTTTTTAGTCTGAAGTTCGCCGTTATATGTTGTCTCTACGTTGTACGAGTACGAAACGTCATAACTCGATGGCACCTCAGGCATTTCTAAAACTATTTGGCACGTTAAGTCACCATTTGGATCGTATGTGTCGTAATCCAGGGTTAATTTGTCGTAATCGATGTAATCTTTCCAAAACACCGCTAGATCAAATGTCTTGCGTGGATCAGTCTTGCCATTCTTATCAATTAACTGATACACAATTGCTCGACCCTCTCTGCGCAAATCGTTTACGCTACCACCGCTGGGTCGTTCACCAACATACAAAGGAATACGTGCAATCCATCCTTCGGGTCCTTTACCAAAAGAACCACCATCGTTTTCACGTGCGAGTTTCTTTGCTTGATCTTTTGAGCCTGCTGGTATTTCTTGTATCTCAAATTTTGGATTTGGCTCGTAGATGCCTTCAGACACAATTAGTCGATGCTGTCCGAACGTCATATTGCCAATCACCGTCTTCATTGCATTTGCGTGTAACACAAGATTACGTGCAATCTGTTTTAGATCGGGCGCTCCAAAAAAGCCTTTTGCATACAGCTTTTCAAACTGTGTACGTGAGCCACGCGCACCCAGAAACTTTGCGCACGTGATGCCTGGACCTAGTTTAGTCGATGACGTAATCTGACTTTCAAACTCAGGATTATATTGTGGATCAACTAATATCTTCATTACTTATTCACTCGGAATCGTTTGCTTCTGTTTTCAGCAGGATTGTTGCCTATCAAGTTAGTACCAAATCGAATCGTGCCCTGCTTCGAAGCAGATCGACCAATGTTCTTTGGTATGTTCTTCTTAAAGTCTTTATTGAGTTTACCCTGTGACACAAGATAACTCGTAAACTTACCGTTATTGAAATGTTGCGGATCACGCAACTTAGAACGTACTTCAGAGATCGTTGGATCAAAGTTAAATAGTTCTTCATAATCGTCTGACTTGAGAATCTTGTCTTTTAATTTGGGATCTACTACTACGTTACGAACACCATAATTGCTCGATGCCAACTGCATTTCTACTACCGCTGGATTAGGAATAGGTGCAGTAGCGGGCAAAGGAATGTACGGCATAATCCCCGGCTTGGGCGGCACAGGAATTGGAGGCTTTCCAGCGCCAAGTTTAATCGCTTTCAATGCTGTAGCGGCAGCACCTGCACTCTTTGAAAAACCAGCTTGTGATGCAAACATTGCATAGTCAGCGTGAAATGCTTCAGTCGCACGACCGACAAGTGAGCCATAAAACGTAGCCAACTGTGTGATGCCTGCAGGAAAACCACCGTACGTCTTGCCGTAGTGATCAAGCAGAGGTCCACCAATCGTGCCTTTGTGACCAATCATACTTACGTGACGTGCAGTAATGTTTGCTGTAGAAGATGCGGCTACCCACTCATTTACAGCAGTTGTGATAAGATTTTCTCCTGCTAGTATTTCAGTTGTGCCCTGAGTAAACTGATTGAGATCGCCTCCTGTAATAAGATTCTGATCACCAAGCACTGTAGACGTAGCCATCTCTACAACCTGTTCGCTTCGTGAACCACGTATTGTGTAGTTCTGATCGCGATTGACTACTTTTGTGTGTCTTCCTTTGATGTCTTCTTTCTTGTCTCCGGCAACATTGAGATTGTAATTACCAGCAACATCCACATTGAAATCACCGTCGATACGTAGATTAACATTACCTTTGTAAACAAGTGTTCCTTCTCCCTCGACGATAGTGGTTGCGTCTCCCTGAGATACTTCTACTCGCTGAGACTTAGATGATATGACAACAGAACCGTCAGCCCGCATTTCGATGCCAGCACCGGTACGATGCTTGAACAATACGCGCTCACCACCAGGAGTGTCATCGATTTCGATAACGTGACCAGATGGCGTTTCTTGCACTTGATTGTATGGGTATTGTGACGGCTTCTGGTCAGGCACGTCAAGTGCGACTCCAAAGTCTCCACCACCCAAATCGAGATTGTTGATTCTTTCGCCCGTTGCGGCTTTGTTTACACTAGTACCGAAAAAGTAATCGCGATTAGGATACTCACCAGACGCATCAGCGAAGCCTTCGTTAGGAACGCCAACAGTTTCTTCTTGACCTTCGCCAAGTTCATTGATTCTGCCTTGAAGATCGTCTAACTTATTCGTCATCGCTTAAAATCTCGTCAACTGTTAGTGGTGCTTGATTCAGTATGTCAGTAAACTTCGATGTCTTTCCAAAAACGTTTTCAACGTAGTTGATGACTTCAAAGCCAGGATCAACTTCTTCTTCGTCAATCTCGCTGTGACCAACGATTTGACCACCAGGAAATACTGCATAAAATGCTCGACAAAAATGATCGAATGTGTTAAGCTGGCTACGGGTCAATGACTGCGAAGACAAAAAGTTTTCTGGGTTTGGTGTACCAGACGGCACATTGATTCCACCCACAAACACAACGCCTATACTTCTTTCGTCATGATTATTCGTTGGCGCATGTTGACCCTTAGTGTTGATCGGTCTCGCTCTTTGCAGTGATCCGTCTCGACGAATGACATAGTGGTAGCCAATTCCATCGAGTCCCAACTCCAAGTGGTATTTATTTATTTCTTCTGAACCAATATTCTTGTCAGTGTGCGTTTCTGTCCAGTGAACAACTGCCTCAGTAATGTCGCGTTTAGCATAGCGAAGTTCTGCCTGCAATTCTTCAATCGAAGAAATGTATGGGAATCTAGGATCATCTTGCCCTTTGTTCCATTCTTTTTCGTAATTACCAATTACATAAGGTTCATTAAACACAGCGTCCTCAGGAGACACTCTGGTCGAATTTTCTATGGTAGTGTCAATTGTCTTTAAGAATTGGCGGATCGTGTCAACTGGTTTACCTGTCTTATCAAACAAGAGGCGAACAGCCTTTGAAATTTCGTCAGAACTGCCCTGCGACCAGTTGATAATGTTATTGACTTCTTCTGAACTTAATTTGCCATTTCCAAAATCACGAACCTGCTTCTTGACATCTGTAAGTGTTTCTGTACTAATACCTTGAATAACACCTGTCTCAGAACCTTTCGCAACACGTGTCTTCACAAGTGAGCGATATGCATCACCCTTTGAAGTATAGTTTGCACGTGAACCCGAAGCTCCTTGTACGGAGTTTAAAACAGCTTCACCATCTTTACCGCCAGTAAGATTTTCGAAGTCAGACTTAGCGCCTTCTAGATTCTGCTTGATGTTCTTCGCATCAGTAAATGAGTTTGACAGGTCTGCAATAGGATTGGTCTTGTTCTTGAGAATGCCTGTATTAAACTCAGAACTGTCTGTGTTGCCTGCCGTAATTCTAGACGATACTTCATTGACGGTGTTGTATATCAATTCGCCAGCACCATCAGAATCAATACTAGTAATCTTTTGTACCGTAGTGTTTAGATTAGAAATATTTGAAAGAGTATCACCGACAGCCGTTTCTAATTCATCGGTTACACTCGTGATAGCATTACTTGCAAAATCTTTAATACCTTGTGCAGAAAATGCGCCCATCTTTCCATCTAATAAATCTTTACCTGCATCAAGAATGCCTTGAGGACTACCTTCTACAATCGCTTTCTGTAGATTACCTGCGTCAACGCCCAAGCCCGTGATCAACTGTAGCACTGCGGCTACTGTGCCTGAAATGCCGCCCTCTGCATCGAGCGATGCTTCGATAGGAAATACAATGCCGTTTGAATCTGGTTCGCTGAATGTGACTTCGACCTTAGATGCAAACTTAGAAGCAAGATTAGAAATGGCTTCTTCAACCATTTCAGTTCCCATGTTCTCAAGGCTTTCAATTCCGTCGTCGAGCAAGCCTTCTACAGTGCCAGCAGGATCGTTCAGTTTATCCTGAAACTTATCAAATTTTGACGAAAGGCTTTGAATGCCGCCTTCTACTTGTCCAGCAATACTGCCCGCAGTAGTTTCTAAAGAATTTGTGAGATCATTTGCCGCTTGAGTCGCAGTCGATTCCAACTGTGATGTGTCAATCGATGACGCAGTGTTTGCTACTTCATCCGCTAACTGTTCTTTCGCCGTCTTTGCGGCTTGTTTGACAAGCGTTTGACCCGCTTCTATTTTAGATACCATTATGAAAAGACCTCATCGTACGCTCTCTGTGCGAGCCTATCAGTTTGATTAGTTCCTTTGATATAGTCGCGATTAATAATAGCACTCGCATCTTTAATATTTGTGGTCACAATTAATTTGCTGTTTGCGAGATTGAATCTTGTTCTCAGTTCATACAGAACGAATTGTAACTGTAAAGAAAATAGTCTCCAGTCTGAGCTAGGAGAAAACTTAACAGCAAAGTTCAATAGATCAGCAAATCGACTACCGACTTCTGTAGTGTTCTTCCATTTTACAATTCCAACGGTGGCAGATGTAGTATCGTCATCGTACGTTACAAAAGATGACTTACCCTCAATTGCGCCCGTAATAGCCGCGGCATGTATAATCTCGTAGCCGTTGTCAATAAAAAACTTCATACACTGTTGACGGCGAAGACCGACACCAACGTCATCTTCACGATCATCTTTTAAAGGTGTTGTGACAACATTCTGAAGTCTTTCTTGGTTATATTCGAACTTGTCTTCGAACGAAATACTACGACCGCTTTGTATAGCAGTAGGAAATTCAACACGAGGCACAGAACCCAACACTAAAGGAATCTGCGAAGAGCAACCGTCAAGAAAAACACCAAACACAAATGCGCCAGACGTTAGTTGAGGAATACGACCAATGCCAGATGAGCCGCCTTCGGTTGTCGGTAACAAGACTTGTGCCCATGGCAGATCGCGCTCTGGTATTTCGTCTGTGACGGGATTGTGCACTCCGTAGATACGCACTTTCACGCGCCCTTCAAGACCTGCTGGCGGATGAGAGTTTACTACCGTACCGAAGAACCAGCGATAGTCATCACCGTAATACTCTTTTTGTATGGGTCTTAGTACATTCATAGTTTAAAGTTCCGAGGCAGATCGCCCAACTTAGTCAGTCGTAATACTGAAGTGTGCTTTTCGCTCACCAACTTATGATTTATAGCCAGTATTAAATAGTCACCAGATTTTCTCTTGTCGATTTGCTTCAGCGTGTCTTTGTCATCTCCCTCAACGTTTGAGTTGAGGAACAGTATTCGTATCTTTTTGCCGACTGGCACAGTTCCCTGGAAGAAAAGAGAGCCATTCATTCCAATATCAATGATATTCTTTTTCAGAATCATTCGAATGATCTTGTTCTTCACCTTCAGGCGCGACTCTATGATGGTGTTGTTGTCATCAAGAATCGAAGTTTCGTCATGATAACTCTTAAACTGATTGTATGTGCCGCTAGAGAATATTTGGTGTATGTGTAACGAGTTGTATTCGTCAGATAACTTACCGTTAATTTCTAAAGACGGATCAAAGATGCTCTGTATCGTATCTGGCGAAATGGTCTCTGTAGAATAAAATTCGTCAACGATGTCTCTGATTGTTACATGGCTGCCTACCACAACGCCTGTGCCTGCGTCGATGTTTGCATAGTACGATCCTATTGCACCATTCTCGTACATGGCTTGCGCGTTCTCAGAACCAGCTTCACGGAATGACATGATTTCATAATAAGGTCGTAGATTATCATCTGTGTCTGGTGCTGAGTTAATTGCCGCACTGTATCGCAAAGGCAGTTTGTCGTTAATTACATCCTCTTTTAGCAGACTGTCTAGATCAGACAGAATGAGACGATCAGCATACAAAGATGCGTACAGAAAGATCGGCGAGCCTGTGCGAGTCGTAGCACGGTCACGAATCCATTGAATCGCTTCTAGTGGACTCATGTAGGGCACTAGTATTTTTCGAATGCCTTGAATTGATCCTTCGAAGAATTGCGGCGTAACTTCTTTGCCTAACTCATTGTCAGCAATTGTTCCAATAATGTTTTCAAGAGTGTCTGTGTACGATCGGCTAAACTGTTTGATCGAGTCAACGTAGAGATGTTCTTCGACCAGATTGATCGAAAGCATCTCTGATCTTTCATTCATCTTTTTCGTATCAACGATCTGAGAGAAGAAGAAATACTTTATGACAATAGGCTCTTCTGGTTTTTCTGCATCACCTAAAACCAGCTTGAGTCTTTCTGTGCCTTGAATCGACAGAGTGTCTTTTAAGCCAAAGTCATCGATCAAAACAACATGACCATCGACATATGGCTTATACAGATTTTCATAAAAATTCAGTTCAAGGATATTACCACGAACGTCAACAACCTTATCTTCGTCTTTGACTGACGAAAGAATGATTGACGCTTCTAGTAGACCGAACTGAGATTGATTTTGAGCCATTAAACCCTCTCAAGCAATCGCTTAAATTCGCCCACTACTTTTTCGATGTACTCTTTTTTAATTACACGAATTTTTCTTGCTTCGGTGTTCTGTTGCTCAAGAAACTCAAGATTGGTAATAGGTATTTTTCCTAGACCTCCTACAGCGGAATCGGTCTGATAGAAGAAGTCAACCCAATTTTCTGAATCGTCTTCGTAGTGATGAATGCCTTGATACTCATATGCAATACCGCTCAAGGCATATAGATTTGTTCCGTCAGCATATGTTACGGCGCTTTTACCTGTGATATCACTGTCCGAAGAAATAGTCATTTCGCCTAGATCGACGTTCTTTCGAACAACAACGCCTTGACTGCCTTGCACTAACACGTCCTGTCCAACAGGATATAATTTTGCAAACGTTCTTGCATCTGCACTATCTCTTTCTTGAAACCCAAGCTTGGCTGTATAGTTCGGAAAAAGAGTGTTCTGAGCATATTCATAAAGTTGCTTCGTGTCTTTTGGCCAGCCAGTTTCACGAAGTCTTTCATTCATCAAAAAGAATGTCCAATCATACTCACTCTTGCCGTACAATTTATATGACAGCGTGTCTGGTCTATCTCCGTCCCGAATCTCATACTCGATGTATGCGCCTTGATCGTCGCGAATCGTATCAATCAACTCAACATATTGCGTCAACTTCTGAAAGAGTACGGGCTCTTCTTCATCACCAAATAAGTAGAGTACTTTCGGAAAATTTTCAAAGTAATTCGACATTAGTAACCTTCCCTAACCTTCGCTTTATCGAGCGCAACAATCTCTTGAAACGACAGCGAGATATCGACTTCGATGAATTGACCATCAGTGTGCATACCAGCCGCAGTAGCATTGAAAGAAGTCTGAATATCTCTCAAGTAACATCTCTGTATTTTAAACGCGGGATTTTCGCCAAATCGATTCTTGATGTCGATCTCAAACATATTAGGAAATTTGTAGCCAAGAGGCACGCCAGATTCACCAAGCGGAATCTTTTCAGGATATAACTCTTGTCGAAAGAACTTGACGATGTTTTTAATTTCTCGGGCTTCCTGTTCGTTGTTCGCAATCATTTTGAAAGCAAAAGCAAAGTTTCGAATGTTGACCTGAGAGAACAGTGTTCTTTGATTAGGCGCAGTGGCGATACGTGTCGCACTTCGTACAGCGGGCGACATTCCATCGAATGTATTACCCGCAACAGACGTACCCAGAATAGCACCGGGTCCTCGTCCAACAGCGGCACCGATCGCCGCACCTGTCGCTTCACCCACACCTTTCGCAATCGCTTGCGCGGCAAGGGCAGATGCAGTCGTAAGAAATTGTCCCTGCTGTGTCGCACCCGTAAATGGATTCTGCCCTTCTAAAGCACCTTCTAGCGCACCGCCAATCGTGCCTAAGTTCGCAGTCTCGTATTGAGCCGCATCAGAAAATCTTAAGTCTCGAGGCAAGGGAAGAGTTACTTGACCAACTGTCTCACCACCACCACTATTCTCATATGACATTAAAGATTGTTCTACTTCTTTTTCTGCTTGAGCAATGTCTTGTTTTGTTTCTGCATCGACTCCTTCGTCAGCCACTGAAGCGGTTGCGCTTTCGTCATTTCTTCCCTGTGCTAATGTTTTTCCAACAGCGGCGGCGCCCTCACCAACAATACCAGTAGCAAGACCCGCACCAATACTGCCAGCAGTCAAGCCAAGTGGAGTCGCGTTGTATGCCGCACTGCCAATTCCTTTGAGCAGAGATGAGAATCCGCTACCAATCTTTTCTGCAAGATCAACACCATCAACTTTGATTGCTTTGAAAATAATACGAGCAGGATAGTTTGCAGAGAGAGTTAACGGATATCTGTATTTTCTGCTTGCTTCTAAGGCTTCAACTGAGGGATCAGTTGCCTGTTCATTTTCATTATCGGGCAAGGTTTCTTCTGCAAGAACAGTAGTTTCGCCTGCTGTATTAGGCTCTGCAACGCCAGCCGCTTGACGTATTTGCTCAGGTGTTAGCTTGTCACCTACTTTAACGTCATAAATATTTTCTGCCATTTGAAACACTCTAAATAATGGGTGAGTTGTTGTTCATCTATTTATAGAGTTTTTATGGCATATAAAGGAAAGTATCGAGTTAAAAACCCCACAAAGTATCATGGCGATCACACGAACGTAGTGTATAGATCATTGTGGGAAAAACATGCGTTCAAGTGGTGCGACGATAACTCTGAAGTAGTAAAATGGTCAAGTGAAGAAACCATCATACCTTATCTATATGAAGTTGACAAGAAGATTCATAGGTACTTTGTGGATCTAAAGATAGTCTATAAATCGGGGCGAACGATCATTGTGGAGATAAAGCCCGAAAAAGAAACGAATCCACCTGTCGGCAATCGTCGAACCAAACGTTACATCACCGAAGGCTACACTTATATTAAGAACATGAATAAGTGGGAAGCGGCGAATGAGTACGCCAAAGATCGAGGTTGGGAATTTCAAATCTGGACAGAAAAGACTCTTCAGGCTATGGGAATTATGCCTAAAGCATTGAAGCCTCTCAAACCTTACACGAGGAGAAAAAAGACGTATAAATAGACGCATGAGTAATCTATTTCAGACAGTAGAGCAAGAAGCGTTTCGTGCGGGCATTCAGCCACGTACCAGAGAATCACGTGCGTGGTTTAGGCGTAAAGTGCAGAACATGCGTAACATCAATCGACGCGAGTTGATGCGAGAAGATCCTATACAGTCAAAAGCAAAGTCTGTGTCGGGTTCGATGTACATGTTTTTCTATGACGCAAAGCACAGACAGACGCTTCCATATTGGGATTCGTTTCCTTTGATCATTGCAGTGGGACCAGCAGAAAAAGGTTTTTATGGTATGAACCTTCACTACCTGCCTATCCCGCTTCGTGCTAAGTTTCTCGATGCTCTCATGGACATTACGAACAACAGTAAGTATGATGAAACGACCAAGTTCGAAGTGTCATACGAATATTTGAATCGAGCCGCGAAGTTTAAATACTTCAAGCCATGTTTCAAGCACTACTTGACAACTCAAGTTGAAGGTAAGTTAGCCTACGTTCCACCACCTGAGTGGGAGATTGCGACATTCTTACCCGTTGCGCAATGGAATAAGAGTTCTGCTGGTCAAGTCTACAAAGATTCACGGAGAATAATGAATGCTTAAGTCAGGATCAGTTGAAGAACTAAAGGGTGTTGTCACGGGCGGCAGAGGCTTTGCCCGTACGAATCTGTATTATGTCTATTTACCGACGTTGACTCCAAAGCAAGGCACTTACGATTTTGGTGTTTTGTGTAGTAGCGTAACGTTGCCTGCGCGTCAGTTGTCAAGTATCGAGCGAGTACTAGGTCCTACACAGCAATCCGTTGTTCACGGATTCGTAAACCCTAACGTCACAATGTCGTTTCGTATTCTAAACAATCAGAAAACACGAGACTACTTCGAAGGCTGGCAAGCACTGGCTATGCAACAATACGATGACATTGAAGGACGCTTTGAAGTCAACTATCCAGATCGATATGCCAAGAACGTTCAGATCCATCAATTAGAGAAAGGCGTCAGTTATCCAATCCTCGACAGAAATGTCGAACTTGGTCCCGTCAATCTAAACTTTGATCTCGATCTTGGCACACCTCTTGAAAAAACATACACGTGGACATTAGATCGTGCCTATCCTGTAAGTGTCACGTACGAAACATTATCAGACCAATCTCAGAATGAGATTAGTCAGGTGAACGTAGAATTTGCTTATCACTACTGGTACGGTGAAAGCAGAGATCCGAAGAATAAAATTCAGAAAGCAATCACTGGAGTTTTAGGAACAATCGGCGCAAATATTTAATGGAGAATTAAATCATGGCATTACCCGTATTGAATGATACACCCAAGTACGAGTTGGAGATTCCTTCTACAGGACGACCCATCAAGTTTCGACCGTACCTGGTCAAAGAAGAAAAAGTTCTAATGATGGCGGCTGAGACGCAAGATGGTACTCAGATGATGAACGCTATTTTAGACACCATCAAAGCCTGTGTTCAAGGCGACTGCAAAGTCGAAGAGTTGACCACATTTGATCTAGAGTACTTGTTCATCAAGTTGAGATCGAAGTCTGTGGGTGAAACGTCTAACATCATGCTAGCCTGTAAGTCCTGCGAAGCACAAAACGAGCATACGATCAATCTAGAAGAGATCGAGTGTGTTGGATCAGGCTCAGAGAAATTCATCGAACTTGACGATAAAGTCACGGTCGAAATGAAGTATCCGGGCTACAAAGACTTAGACATTAATGCTGACGATGATGAGATGGGATTCAACGTACTTGCAAATAGTCTTAAGGCTGTCTTGGTCGGTGATGAACGGATCGAGATCGAAGATGAAACGCCTGAAAACGTTCGTGCTTTTCTGGAGTCTATGACAAAGGATCAGTTCGAAAGAATCGGTGAGTTTTTGCTGAAGATGCCGCAGGTCAAGCACGATGTCGTATACGATTGTGTGAAGTGTGGTGAGACCAATACAACAGAACTAAGAGGAATCCAAAGTTTTTTCTGATATGCCTCTCTCACGATGACTTAGCAAATTTTTTCAAAACAAACTTTTTGCTACAAAGGCATCATAAATACACATTGACTGAGATAGAAATGATGATGCCGTGGGAGAGGGAAGTACACATAATCCTACTGCTTCAGGCATTAGAAGAAGAAAAACAAGCACGAGAGCAAGCACAAAATGGCTAGTATAACCCTTAGAGACTTAGTAGAAGAGCAAGAAGAAACAAACATGCGATTGGATGAAATCGATGATCGGTTTCTTCAGTTCTTTGATATGTTGCGGGCTGATAAACTCGACATGCTTGAGATCATGTCAGAACTAAAAGATCAAAGACCAACAGTTCCTGCTGTGCCGCCCGGTGCTCCAGAAACTACACCTACGCCAGAAGTGGCTAGTGGTCTAAAGTTTGGTTTCGGAACATTAGTTACAAGTCTAGGCGTTGCACTTACAGCGGCTTGGGCAGCCTATATCAAAGAGATAGGAACGTTGTTTAGAGCCCTCGGAAGAGGACTGGGCAAAATACCAGGCGTAGGTTTTATAACAAGAACCATAGGTAACATCGGAAGTTACTTCACGAATCTAAGAAGAGTTTTTTCTGGTGTCGATAGCACAATGCGCACCGCGTCTGGTCAATTCCGAAAGATGAATTTCTTTGAAAAAGGCATCAAGTCTATAGGTGCATTTTTCAGAAGCGTTGGTGGTATGTTCAGTGGTTTTTCTGGTGGAGGTTTCATGGAAAAAATGAAGCCGCTCTCAGACTTCTTTGCTAAATTTAAGCCAATGTTCGGAAAACTGCTTGGCATTTTCAGAGCGATTGGTCGAATCTTTCTTCCTCTCACTGCAATCATCGAAGTCGGCTTGGGTATCTTCAGAGAAGTGTCTGCGCTTGAAGAGGGTGCTGGCTTTATGGATTATCTTGAAGCTGGCGTTAAAGGTATCATCAAGGGTCTAGGAAGATTAGTCACAATGCCTCTTGATCTGCTCAAGTCTGGCATCTCATGGATCGCTGGTAAATTAGGATTTGATCAGGTTGAAGCAATGCTGGACAAATTCTCATTCACAGAACTATTTGATAGCATGGTTGATGGCGTAGCAGAAATTGTTAAAAAGATTTTCAGATTCCCAATTGCTGTAGCAAAGGCTGGTAAAGCGGCACTTGGTGCGGCTTTCACTCCAGGTGAAAGTGCAACCGAAACGTTTGGTAAAGTCTTTAGTGAAGTGATGGCTGGTGGAGATACAGCCGAATCTGGCACTGTCACTGCTAGTGCAACGAGTGCATCAGCCGCGTCAGTAAATGAACCACCACCAGAAGAAGCCTCGCGTCCACGCACACGTGCAGACGTACGTAGACAGAGAATGGAAGCACGAGCGGCTGAAGAAGCGGGTCAAGCACCAACAGTTACAGTTGTCAATAACACTAATGCTCCGACAACAACTACAAACAATAGTACGACAACTGGCGGTGGAGCACCTCTACCACAACCTACTCAATCAAACGGATCGCGAGCCGACGCTTACGCTGGGGCATAAAAAAAGGGAGCCCGAAGGCTCCCTTTGCACTACTACGATCAATCTTCAGCGGCGAGTTTCGCAAAGTATGAAAGAGTATCTTCTTCACCATCTGCTGAAAGGTCTGCGGTTACAACTTCAGGTTCCGCAGGAGCACTTGCTCGGATGGGCGTTGGTGCACGGGTTGCATCTAGATCAACGTCTGCTCTTGCAGTCCGAGGAGCCGCTTCACCAAGTACAAGAGCAAGACGGGCTTTGAGTTCGTCATAGGTCTTGTACTGTGCAGGATCAGTAAACTCGTTCAGATCAAAGAGTTGATCATAGACTTGCTCAAGTTCACCATCGTCACCACCAAGCAGAGGAGCAGGAGATGCAAACTCTGACTTGTCATAGTTTCGATAGCCTTCGACATTCCGAATCTTCAGTTTGAACGAAGCACCTTCCCAGAAATCAAATGGGTTTACGGGATCTTCGTCTTGGAACTGTGGTTGCATCACGTCCATGATCTTGTCGAAGATTTTCTTACCGAAGGTGTACAGAAAGACTTTGCCCTCATTCTGAGGATTCGCTGGGTCAGATTCGACAAGAACGTTTGCAACGTAGTGAAGACGGCGCTTCTGTGAACGTGCAGTTTCTTTGTCAGCCTCATTACCAGAGTTCCACAAACGAGAGTTCAATTCGCCAACAGGATCTTGCTGACCAATCGAAGTCAAAGACTTTTCGATATACCATTGACCGGTAGGACCCTTGAAGCCATGATCCCAGTATCGAACCCAAGGCAGTTCGTTGCCTTCGGGTGCAGGTAGAAAACGCAGGACTGCGTAGCCATTGCCTGCTTTATCAACGGTGGGCTTCCATTGACGTTCATCGACGTAGGACTTCTTTTCGGTGGGGGCATCACCCGCTGTTGCGGCGGAGACTAGGTCGGAGATAGAATTGCGATTACGCTTGAGATTTGAAAAAGACATATGTATTTCCTTGTATAAACAGTGTATTTAAATTTGTCCACTTTATTCATAATATAGATGTATATAGTATCACAAAAATTTTCACCAGTCAACTTTTTTCCAAATTGAATCTGCTGTAAACTCATACGATCCTAGATACTCTTTATTCCAAGCCTGAGGTTCAATCAGACTTAGAGTAATCTTGCCACTTTCGATTCGATACAAATGGTATGTCTGTCCTACTCGTGGCACAAAATTGTACTGCGCTTGATAGATCATTTGATTATCTTCTGCAAGCTCCACTAATTGATTGTACTCTTCGTTAAGGAGAGCCAGTTTGTTTTCGAAATAATTCTTGGCTAACGATCCACGTTCCGATTTAAATAGTTCAGTATCGGGTAGCGTTATTGCTGGCGCACTGATCTCGCCGCCATACGGAAGTAACGCTTTCTTCTTTTCGGTCATTCAAGAGGCAGTTCATTTCCGCGCGGCAGAAAGTTTAGTTTCATAGCCTCAGCCTCAATCTTACTTTTGATCGGACCTGCAATAAACTTCTTTACATCGATTTCATCGAGGTTGTTCTTTTCACAGAAGTACAACACGGCATCAATGTAACTTAGATTTTTGAGTCTGACAATCTCCTCGATTCGCTTCGCAAATTTAGGCTTTGTCATAATCATACTACCAACTGTCATTCCATTTCTCCCCAAACTGCTCCGATGTCTCTGTAGTATGTACCTTTGGTTCTTACAATACAACCATCTTTATCATACGCTGGTGCGATACAGACAGGAACAATTTTGTTTTCTCGGCGCTCGCCATAGTGTGAATCAAGCCAGACACCACTCTTAAGATATGTCTGCATGTTATACACGTATGTACGCGCGGTTATTTGTTCTTGTGTCAGTTTGTCGTTGTTCTTCGACGCAGACACAAACTTTTTCCAGTAATCAATCCACTGCTTCACTTTCGTAGGATGAAGTTTATGATCATCATCAAGATCAGCAATCGATGGATGAATGGGTGGCTCATAAGCCATATGTTCGCGCAGTTTGTCTGATTTGTCAATCATCTCAAACAGTTGTCTTTTGAACTGCACCTTTACTTTTTCGGGCATGTACCCGAGCAAATAGGCTTTCCATCCGCTCTTACCAATAGTGGCAAGAAACACGTCTGGTATCTTCAACGTCTCTTCGTAACAGTCCCAATCAGTACGATCACGAATAAACTTTTTAGTTGAATGCAGATACTCGCGCTCAGTGACTTCGGTGTGCACAAAGGCATCACACTCTAGCCAAGCGGCAATCTGTTCTTCTTCTGTCTTAGCCTTCTTAAGTTTCTCCCAGTTAGGTTCGGGAGTCAAGGTCTTCTTTTTCTTGGGAGTAAACTTAGCGCGTTTCGGCATATCGATCTTCAGTCCATACGTTTTCAATAACAGCGTTTTCTGCTACTTCTTCGGCTTTGTCCAATGAAGTTAGACCCTCACGTAAAATCGCGACCAGTCTAGCGTCTCGATAAATCTCAACAAAGTAACCATCGTTATCTTTGAGAACAATCGATTCAAGCGTACTGTCATCAGACCAGTAGTTGCTAATTTCTATAGGATCTCTAGCCATTTCTAGGGTCCTGTGCCTGTTCTTTCTTTTTACGTTTTTCTTCGTCAGTAGGAACGTTTTGATTACTTTGCTTCACAGCGAAAATTCTGTCCCAATTACTTTCGAACACTTTGCGATCAACCGAGAACGGTCTCGGTTTGCTCCCTTTTCCACTCATGCGTGTTCCACCAATCTGGGGCATCACGATTAGTCCATCGAGCAAAAGCGGCTTTCGCTTCAATGTAGTAATTGCGATACGATGTTATTGAATCACCTTCGACAATGCATTGCGGGTAATGGTTCATCGCTGGTGTTGGCTCAGTAAAGCCTTCACTAGAGAACTTTTCAGGAGGTAAAAGAAGATGATAGTTCAACTTCCGATACGACTCGTGGGTTCTACCATAACGATGTTCATACTCACAGTGTAGTGCCGTCCACATGTCATACAACCACGAGTAGTTTGCAGATGAGTAGCGTACCCATTTAGCAGACGGATGGTTGATGTGACAAGCTTTATATAGCTCTTGATTCATGGTGGGATCTGGATGAAAGTATCGCTGAATCTTGCGACCCGCAGTTGATCTACCATACCAGAGTTCGCCATCTAGCACTCGATGTGCAGTTGACATGAGTTGGGCATACTCGACCAGCATTTTGACAACATGCTTATCGCAGTGCTGTTCGGCACAAACGATAGGGTCGGGATGCAGATAAAAGACATTCATTGCTTAGGAACTTTCCTCGTCAGTGAAAATTTGTAAACGTCACTCAACAGTTTTCTTTCTTCTGCTGATAGACTATTATACATCTTTTTATCTTTACGTTCAACCTTGCCAACTTTACGCATCAACTTGGCTTTCTTAGAATTCATAGTGAGCCTCCACTGCCTTTGCAACGTCAGGAAAATGTTGTTTCAAAACATCCCAGCATTGATCAGCGACTCGCATATGTTCTTTCTGCGTACCGTGTGCACGTCGAAGTTCACAGTAGTGAATCCACGAGCGAAGCGTACCAGCCATGTACAGCGTTGTCTCGGTGTTACCTTCGGGCAGTACAGCGCGGGCTTGCTCTTTTGCAATGCCGTTGTCTAGTGCCCACTGATAAGTGCGCTTCGCAAGATTAACCACTTCAGACTGCTTCATATTCCAGTTTTCGTACAGACGCTCTTGCGGAGTCTTATTGCCGCCTTTACCAAAGTCATCGGTGTCTTCTAGTTCAATAGAGTTCTGTCGATTCTTTGGATCTTGCAAGCGAGCCTCACGAAGAGCAAATGAATCGCTCACCGCATAGCGTTGCGAAAACTCTTGAAACGAGAACGACCGATGTCGCAATATCTGGCGAGAAATGTCACGGGTTGTCACAATCTCCATAGTGACTGACACCATTTCAAAAGGCGACCAGTGATTCTCGCGAATCAAATATTCAATAAGTTTAGGCGCAGTTTTCTCATTGTTCTGATTGGCTGGATTACTTACACGAGCCGCATATGCAATCAATTCATTCGCAGTGTTACAGCCAGTGGACGCACTGGGCGTTGTCATGCCCACAAGTGCCACTCTACTCATAGTCTTTTCCTTTATGTTTAATGTAACCAAGGCGAGCCGCTTTTTTGCGGTCCGCCATCACCTGTGCCCGATTGAACTTGCGAGCATGTTTCGCGACCAGATTGTTAATCGTCTTTTTCTGTGTAGAAGACATGATCGTCGATCACCATTGTTTGAGTGAAACTATTTATCCACCAAGGGCTAGAATAGTCTGCATGATAATACAAGCTTCCGCTCGTAATGTCAAGAGGCTTGTCCTCAACTATCGTAGTAACAAGACTCAATATTCCTCGGTACGTCTCTTCGTCTTTTGGTATATCACTAAGACCATCGCACCACCAAGAGAAGTGACACTTGTTACGCACAGGCAGTTCGTTGCCCTTCCAGTTTTTATACGTAGGCCCTTGTTGAATAACATCACAGATGGTGTTTGGAAATCGAGGACTCTCAACTCGATTTAACACCACTTGAGCGACAGCGATTTGACCAGCAACAGATTGGTTTCTCGATTCAAAGTACGAGTTAAGTGCTAGACACTCAAGCTCCCGCTCATTGTATTTAGTGACCTCCGACTCAAGAGGCTGAGAGAGAGGTGAGAGAGATGCCTCTTGAGCCGAAGGATTTTCAGAAACTTCTGGACACCATATGTCGATACAGCCATCAGATCCATAATCTGACATATGCAAGCCCTCACCAGACTCTTTGTCCACTTTTGTACCGCCAGGAAGATCGAAGATGTAACTACCGATCAATGCCGCCGATATAATCATTACACAAGCAACGCCACCCCAGAAAAAATTTTCATCAGTCAAATCAGACTGATCTAGTTTATTTCTCATATGCCCAACAAACCCTCAACATAAAATAATGCTTGTATGCTTTTACCACCAACATGCCATTGATATTTGACGCCCGAGCGAGACAACTCGCCACCATCAAAATCTTTCCAATCATAGATTGTAACAGGTCCGTACTCAGACATCAACTCCCACTCAGTATTCACTTTACCGTCAGCAGAGGGATTTGAGTACGTGGGCTGACCAAGCGTCTCAACCAAATGTTGATATGTAGTATTAACGTAACCCTGTAATGAAGTGCCCATCATCGTAGCATCCTTGCACAAGTCAAAAAAGAATTCTCATTCAAGCAATCAGACCAGATGAAGTGAACATACCAGCCCACCATAAACACAACTATCGCTAAAGCAGTTGCATAGATTCCAAGTTGAAGCCAGTCTCTCATGCCACCTCCGGAAGAGGCGCCAATTCTCCTGCCGCCTCTTTCTTTGCGAAGTATTGTTCTAACTCATCCATGTCATCAAAGGTGAGGAGTCGCATCTCAGAGCGACCTTCTTCGGTTTGATGCCATGAACGCTCACCGAACGGAGTCGCATCCATGTTGTACTTACGTGCAATCTGCTTGCACATGAGTTCGTCACGGTCTGACATGAGAGCGCAGTAAATGGGAGATTCCCACTCATCGCAGTGATCCGACTCTTTAAAGTCGATATCATCGACCAGAGTCTCACCAATGATGTACTCCTTAGAGTAGTCTGAAGAGTGCTCGATGCACTTCGCAACACGAGCGTAGAACGACTTGTCCTGCGCTTCCTGCAGGTTCACATCGACGATGTAGGTCTCACCGCCCTTGAACTTCCAGTACTGCGGACACTCGCCCTTACCGTCCCAGTCATGGGCGCCGTAGTTCTCGCAGAATTGGGTTTGGATAACAAGTTTCATAATCAAAGCCTCTCTCTAACTTACGCAGTAATTATCTCAGAATTTAGTCAGTCTGTCAACACTTTTTTTAGACTTTTTTGTTCTAAGAATATAACCGAAAAGATGGTGCCAGTATTGGGTTAGATAGGGACTGGCAAAACCTACTCGCAAGGTTGTTAACCCTCGCTACAGGCCGACCTACTGTTTTCAGTCTCCTGCTCTGTAAAAAAGATGGGGTAGTGCCACATAGCAATCAGTAGCAATTTTCGAAAGCACATCCCCATCAAAAAACTTAAATCTCTAGCACGTCCTCGCAGTAGACATCCATGATCTCTTGATCACTCAGTCCAGCTTGACGCAATCGGTAGATGAAAGCGTCACTGGTGATCATCTTATCACTCAGAGACTCAACCAAACTCAAGACATACTCGCCCATCTCACCACGGGCATACCACTTCACTTCACTCATTACTCTACTCCCATAATAATACCAATGCGCTTTTGCTTGTTCACATTAACCGTTACTGAGTCACCAATTCGACGGCGAGGTTCACCGACAACATCAAGATAATGCAGAGTCTCAGTGACTCGATTACCGTACTTGGTGAACTCGACCAAGTACGGATTGTAAACATACGTAGGCATTTTAAACACTAAGCGACCTCCTTAGGTGCAAACAATTTAGAGAAACCTTCGACCAAGAGATTGTAAGAGAATATCTCATATCGCCAATCATTGTCGAAACTGTAGTCATCAGACTCGTAAGCTTCGTTTTCAGCTTTTTCGTAACGCTTCTCAAAACCCATAAGGGCGTCAAGGGTGCTTTCAGTGCCCATGAAACCTTTGATAATTCGAAGGGCTTGATTGAAGTCAATTTCGTTCTCAAGACCCTCTCGATCAAACTCACACTGGTAAATAATTCTAGCCATAACAACTCTCCTATCTCTCAATTACATGGTAATTATCGCAGGATTTGGAGAAATGTCAACACTTTTTTCGAAGTTTTTTTCGATTATTCCGCTGTTTTTGATCGATTTCTTCGATCATACTCTTCTTTAGATCCTGGATATCTCCATGACCAGACCACGATACCAGCCATAAAAGCGGCTGACCAGAGAACAGCAGTCAGATTGTGGGTTGTAAACCAAAGAAAGGTTAGCGAGCTGGACATGACGATCAGCATCGCATATTTGAGTCTTGTCGGAAAGACTCGATACTCGACCCAGTTCGTGAGAAATGGTCCGAAATACTTGTGATTGTAAAGCCAGTCGTGCCACTTCTGACTAGACTTACTAAAGCAGATGGCGGCAAATACAAGGAAGATTGAGAACGGAATGCCAGGCGTCACAAAGCCAATGTAAGCAATACCTACACTAATGATTCCTGCAATCTTCCAAAGCGCCCTTTTAATAGGGGAATTGGATACGTTTAAATCTCTCGACATATTCTCTCTCCATTCCCAAAACGTTTGTCATCACGTCTTTACTTCTCTCGTTTTTCAACTGACCTTCGCAGTAATCTATTTTGCCCTGCTCATGCGACATTAGCGCAAACTCATTGATAAGCGGATCGCCCATGTCTAGATGTTCGAACCAAGCGTTTGCCATGAGATAACCTATGTTACAAACTTGTTCGATATCGCTTTCGTTGTTAGTAGCACCCATGACAATCATGTTGTCACTAAAAAAGTTTGCCCATTCAGGCAACTCGCGCTTACGTGCTGGTTCAAAATTTCGTGTGATGTTTTTCCACACGCTGTCAATCTTATTTTTTGAACCAGTTGGCGACATGTCATGAAAACAACCCGTCACTTTCTTTTCACCGCAGATAACATCAAAGCCATAAATGGGCATAGGATATTGCGGGCTAGCAAAAAAGGCTGTGTGCATCATCCACAAGCCTCTTTCCTCTCTAAGATCAACAACAGACGTGTGAGCCATCTCACACCGAACAGAACTGTAGAATTTGTTTATGTGATTAGGATGCCAAGGTCCTCGCTCTTCGGGCGAGCCACATTGACTTTTACATAAGTCATCAAGATCATTGGTTAACTCGATAAACTTATTCCACATTTTTTATCCTTTCTAGTTCTTCCATCAACTTGATTTGATAACGGAAGCCTTCTTTGACTTGCTCTACGTCAAGTTCTAGTTCGCGAATGTTTTTAATACACTCTTGTCTCGACTCAAACTTATATATGTTTCCTGGAGTCGGCACTCCTTTCGACACAATACTGCCACCAAACATCATGCCAAGATAGTTGAGATACATGTGCGAGTTTTTTTCTGCATCACGCCATTCATCAACGCCCAAAATGTAGTCAGCATAATAGCAAGCCGAGTAAGGAGTAATCAAGCGCGAAGGTCTCTTGCCTAGAGAAAGCAAATCTTTTTCGATGGCTTCACAGCGATAGAGTGCATCGTTCGGAATACGATATTCGAAATGATTTTCCATAGCGTCAAAGATTACATACTGCGCATTCAAGTACCGAACGTAATCGTCTTCGTCATAGTCACCATTGACAAGACGTTGTGAAAACGTTGTCTCTTCTACTTGATCGTGCAACTCTTTAGTCGCTTCTTTAATATTCACTCAACACCCCAATTCGTCACTAGCTTCATGCCGTAGTTGTTCACACCCTTCGGCACTTCGATCCCTTCTTTAAATGCCAACTTGTTCTTCTTGAAAGAATCATAGTTCACGTGATGGTGCCAGCGACCGTATCGCCACACCATCTTTGCCACGTCAGGATGCATGTCAACGAGCATCTGTGACTTAGCGACAGTACCGACCACATTGTATCTATCTTTTACTTCAAGTAGATCATCCGCTTTGAGTGCTTCGCCAGTTTTAGGATCGTAGCCAACTTCTTTGTGATAGAACTCAGCAGAGTTACCACCCTTGACAGTCTGCGTTGCGGCTTTGCCTTGTAGAAACGCATTGAACTGTACGGTGCAGTCACCGTCTTTGAGAACGCGCAGACAGATATCGGTGTCTTCGTTGTAACGACCACGCCAGCGGTGCTTGCAATCGTTCTCGATCAGTAGACACGAATAGATGCGCGTGTTCGCCACATAAGGCGGATACTTTTGATTAGGTGCGCAGAAGAATCGATACTGAGGACCAGCGATCTTCACATTAGTGTATCGATCAACAAAGTCTTCCATCACACGAAAGCAGACACCAGACTCGACACGAATACGCACGTTTTTATGCAGACGATAAAAGTCTTGAATATTGTCATCAAGAACCCAGTGACGCTTTGCACCAAGTTCTATTGAGTGATCCCAACACCAGTTTCTAGCCCGCCCAGGACCGTCACCGTGATTAGAGAAAGGTGCAACCAGTAGAGTAACAAACTCCCGTATCCCAAAATTGTCCAGTGCTTGTTCGTAATCTGCTTCATCTTGTGGCTCAATTGCAATGTAGTGTGGTACTTTCATACGCGCCAACGAGCGCGATGTAAACATCGACTCGTGACGCCCTTTCGAAATAATGTAAACAGGATATCTTGGATTAGTCATCGTTATCCTCAATCCAACGCATGAGTGCGTTTTTGGTAATCTCTAATCGAGGATGCCAAATCGATTTTGTCTTTCCCGATAGAGGTTGCTCGATCAACTTTGCAAACTCTTCGTAGTCTTCTTTGGTACGAAAGTGTACGTTGATCGTCTTGTAGGGTTTGTTGTCTTCTTGCTCAAACTCAGGCATGCCCTGCCAGTGTTCTTGCCACGGCTCTTCGAAGATTGCATCTTCATCTTCGCCAAGAAACTCTGCTAGAGTAGCAGGTCGATTGTCTTGCTCTTTCTTACCGATAAAATTATCGTATACAGTTTTTTCTTCAACGTTTGCCATTTTTTCTACGTTGCCTCGCTTCATACTTCTCAATAGTTTCTATCAAGGGTTTTGTCCAGTTATCACGATGTTCGATAAAGACTTGTGGCTGTTCATCATCAACTGCAATCAATGTAACCAGTTGTGTGATGGGTATGCCAGTTCTTTCTTCGAACATTATAGCATATGCAGACTCTTGCATAAAGTAGTTTTCGATATATTTTTTCTGCTTAAGTTTGCGTGATGTCTTGAAATCAATGATCGACAACACACCATCAAACTCAGCAACACAGTCAACTCGACCAGCAACTCTCAAGTGATGAGAGAACATCGGAACTTCTTGTGCGTATATCTTACCTATACGTGTATCTAGGATTTTTTTCAGAGGTAGAAAATTGTCAATGATGTTAAGAGGATATTTCTCTTTGTAGTCTTCGACGTTGTTGAGATAGTCTTCAACGATAGCATGAACAGCCGTGCCGCGTTTAGAGGCTCGTGATGATATACGATTAGCCTCTTCTTCACCGACACGTCTGCGCCACGCTTGAATGGCGTCTTGTGACAGAATCGAAAGAACAGTAGTAATAGACGGATACTTTACGCCGTCTGGTGTTTCGTATAATCTGCCAGATTCACTCGTGTTAGACTCTAGGTCGTCATAACCTAAGTCTACACCAACATGTTCAAACATTATTTTGCCTTGCGTTGCATCGCTTCTTGTGCACGTCTCTGCTTACGATTGAGTGGTGCAGTGTCGATAGGGACTTGCATTCCACGACCGTCGCTGATATCGCTCACATCATTGCGAGTCTGTGTTGCTGATAACTTATCATTATACACTTTCACTTCAACGTTGTCAAGCTTGGGTATTTTCAGGCTGTCGTGGTTGTGATGGAGAACAAACTTGGTGTTCTTGAACTCACGGAAGATATCTCTCCAGATCGGACGCCAGTTGTTCAACAGACGATAGTTGTTAGTATCACCACGATCACTAGACAGCACCAAGTCTGTCACGCTCCGCATGTTGAAATCGAAGATGGTATCGAATCCATACATATGAATCTCATCTGCTTTGTGCTTGTTTGCCGCGTAGTGAACTGCCATGTGACCACAGTTAAAGTTGGTCGCATTGCCCGCATACTTAGGCACGTGAGTATAGAATTCACGAACACGATTGGCATACTTCAGATAAAATGTGCTTCGCTCGTACATCCAGATTCGAGGGCGAGTGCCGAGTACCCATTCATACTGATCAAGTTTGATCGAGCCTTCGGTCAAAGCCATCATCATCTTAAAGTCAACCATGCATGTTGCGTAGACTTCTTTAGGATCCATTTCGAACGGAGGCATGTTACATAGCAGTTTCATACCCTCGCGTTTTTCGCGAGTGTAGTAGTGTGCCTTGTCACCGTTTCCTAATACATGAATTACTTTACTCATTATACATTTTCTTCCGTATCACGTCATTGCCTTTTTGACCAGTCCAATGCATAGCCAACTTTTTAGGAGAATCTTCGCCGTCGATGATTTGAATGCGAAGCCAATTGTATATATTTGGTATGTCCGAGATGTGTGTCAGTCGCATCAAAGGGTTGAGATTCACAATGCTGTGTAACACTTCTTGATCTCCGACATTAGGCTTACCACGACACTCGTTAGCCCACTTATGCAACATTGCTGGCTTACCACGAATTGCTATAACGCCAGAGTTGTGCCACTTTTCGCCTCGACGCTTGCTCCAAGGCTTGTCTTCGACCATACCAATCTTGTTATCTTCAACGTACTTAAAAATGCCAGACATGTCGCCTAGCACTTCGATGTCAGTATCAATCCAACACGTCTCTACACAAGGAGAGGCTAGCATCGCAGTTGGCTTATAAAACCAACCACCAACACGTTGTTTCGGAATCTCGATAATGTCAGCAAAGGCACTTACTTGCCAAATCCAAGATCGCATCTCTTCGCTAACACCAAAGTCAGCAAATACAATTGGCGTCTTGTTATGCTTAAGATAGTTCTCTAAGAACCACTTAAGTTGCCATTCAGTCTTTTCATCACATCCCGTGATAAAACATCGCTCATTAGACGGTAAGGATTTCATAGCCACCATTATAGCCGTGCTTTGCAACACAGCCCTCTAGTCGTTGAATTGTAGTAAACGTTTCTTTTACAACCACTGGCCAAGGGTAATACTCTTCAAGCCAAGGGAAGTAATCTGCGTTCAAGTAAATGTCAGTAGGTCTAGCATCTGTCTTTGCTCGATGCAATAAAGTCTTAGCACCAACAGGCTTAAGACGATAAGCATGAGCACCAGGAAAGTATCTTTTACTTGACAGTGGTCCAACACCAATTTTCATCGGCGTTTCGAATCGTCCATAGCTAGGAGCACCCAATGAAATACACCCTTGATACGGTATAAACTTTGGAATGTTGTTAGTACATACTGCGTCATGCTCAAAGATTTGGTACTCAGTCTTTTCTTCGTAGCACTTCTCCCATAACGAGTGATGAGAAAGAAAGGCTGATACACAGTTTTCGATGCGT